ATGCCGCTCACCGACATAGCCGTCCGCAAGGCCGCTCCGGCCGACAAGCAATACCGCCTCGGCGATGCCGCTGGCATGTACCTCGAAGTCCAGCCGAGCGGCGCGAAGTATTGGCGCCTGCGCTACAGGTTCGACGGGAAGCAGAAAACTCTCGCGCTCGGCGTCTACCCTGCCGTTGGCCTGAAGGACGCACGGGAGGCCCGTGACGCGGCACGCGCACAAATCGCCAAGGGGATCGATCCCGGCGCAGCACGGGCAGCTACCAAGGCCAGTCGCAGCCCCGCCATATCGAATTCCTTCGAAAGCATCGCCCGGGAGTGGCATCGCAAGTTCTCGGCTGACCTGTCCGAGTCGCATGCGGCGCGAAACCTGCGCAGGCTTGAGGCGCACGTCTTCCCCTACTTCGGCCAGACGCCTATCGCTGACGTCGACGCGCCGATCATTCTCGATGCCCTCCAACGAGTCGAGGCGCGCGGCAATCTGGAAACCGCACACCGGCTGCGCTCGATCATCGGGCAGGCGTTCCGCTATGCGATTGCCACAGGGCGCGCCACGCGCGACCCGAGTTCGGATCTGCGCGGGGCCATCCCGCCCAAGCCCGTTCGGCACTACGCGGCGATTATCGACCCGGGACAGCTTGGCAGGACGCTAAAGGCCATTCACGGCTACACCGGTAATCCGGTCGTCGAGGCGGCGTTGAAGCTGAGCCCGTACCTTTTTCAGCGCCCGGGCGAACAGCGGCTCGCAGAGTGGTCAGAGTTCAATCTGGACGGTGCAGTGTGGGAGATCCCACCGAGCCGTATGAAGCGAACGAAAGAGGGAAAGGCGAACGGCGCGGCACACGTGGTCCCGCTCGCGCGCCAGGTCGTTGACATCCTGGGCGACCTGCATCGGCTAACCGGTTCTGGGACACACGTCTTCCCTAGCGTGCGCGGTGACGTGCGCCCGATCAGCGACGGCACCCTATCCGCCGCGATGCGCCTGATGGGTTTCGACGCCGAGACGATCACACCGCATGGCTGGCGTGCGACCGCCCGGACGCTCGCCGTAGAGGCGCTGGGATTTCCCGCCGAGGTGGTGGAAATGCAGTTGGCTCACTCGGTGCGCGACTCGCTGGGACGTGCCTACAATCGAACGCAGTGGCTCGACAAGCGCCGCGAACTGATGCAGGCGTGGGCCGACTATCTCGACCGGCTGAGAGAGACCGCGCAGTGACGACCCTCCACTTCTACCGCTACCAACCGCCTGGCTCGAAGCGCTGGAAAACGACGCGCCATCGCATGGATGCCGAGTCAGCCCGCGACTGGTTCGCGCAGTTCCACCCCACCGCGATCTATGAGCCGACGGAGCATGGCGCGATAGACATCGATAAGCCCTACGCAGGCTGGAATGGGCCGAATAATCACGGAGGGTGGCGGTCGGAGGATTGACCGGTACTCCTATCTCGCGCAGATGGCGTAGGATTTCACGTCCCCGGAACTGGCAGCGTGGACTTGATGAATGGGTCACGCGTGTTGTACCACGCGACATATGACGGATTGTTGGTATCGGTTTCGATGAAGCCGGGCCAATATTCCGGGTCTTGCGGACTGGGCGAATAGTCGGTCAGATTGCCTTCGCTATCCACGCGAATGTAAATGGTCGTAGCCATCAGAATTTATACCCCAGTGAAATAACCGTGTAGGTCGGCGTACCAATATTGCTGCTCGCGTTGTACCAGAGTTGCCCAACGTTACTTGTCGCAGTCACTCCTTGGCTACCGGCCCCTTGAGCGGCGGCAGTCGGCAGCGGAACCAACACTACAGGCCCGATGCCGTTAATGTCTCCACCCACCGTCAGAGACATGACGGCATTTGCCAATGTGTTTGACGTGCTGAGGAAAAGAATATTTTCTATCGCGTTTCGTGGGACGGTTGCAAGCGTGTTGAAAGGCGCGAAACCAGACGTGCCGGATGAAGTAGTAAACACGGTTCTACCCGTGTGACCGACGGTACGATCTCGCAACATCCCACCAATCAGATTCCCAGATCCGTCCGTCCCCCAAACGGAAATAAGCGCGCTCGCCGTGAAGCCGGCCGGCATATTGGCGCCTCCATAAATGGGCGGCGCGACCGCCGACGTAGCATTCACCGTGAGGGTGTTGGTGAATTGAGTCGTCGGGTTATAGATGGCATACGTCGCTAAAAAGCCATTGGCCGGCGGCGAGCCGATATCCATGCCGCCTGCCCCAACCGTCCCCAAGTTGATGCCAATAGAGAGCGATTTCAGGAGGTATGAAATGCCGCCGAGTGCCGTCTGCACGATGACCTCGTCGGCCGTATAAACCGCCGTTGACGAAACCACCGGCACATACATTCGGGCATTCCGGACGGAGCCAACAATCCCGATTGACTGCCCCATCGGGCCACCGACGATCTGAAATTGCGTACCATCATAGACAACCGTCACGACCATGCCAGCAGCGATATCCCCTGGAATAAGTGGCGTCCACACTTGCTTCGAAATGGGTTTTGCCCCGATTCCATTGATATTCAACGTAACTGTCGATGTCGTATTTGTTGCGGCTGCTACGAAGCTGAAACGTTGTCCGGCGACATAGGCAGTCAACGGTGGAACCGCTGAAGATGCCGTAATAGTGTCTGATCCAGAAGTTCCCGTAAGGAATTGCATCGTGCCGTCTTGCACCTGACCCGCGGCCGCGTAGTCACTGCGAGCCGCAGCGTTGCCCACCCCAGTATGGTGAAACCCTCCCATTGGAAGATTCGCGGTGGGTGTCTGCTGGCCATCCTTCGTAACCGCCAATGTCAGACCGTTGTTGGCGATATCAGACATGGTGTTGTTATGCACTGTCGAACTGATCGTGGTGCCAGTGACCACCGGATTGCCCGTAACCAGTTGGAATACACCTGAGCCGTTGTAGGGCATCGCTTGCTCCTGTAAACGAAAAAACCGCCCGTAGGCGGCTTAAAAAATCTGTTTTGTAGGGGGGGGCTAGTTGCCCTTGAATGTGTCGGTAGTAACCCCACTCCCAGACGATCCCGCAACCCTTGCCGGTGAAGAGACGCCGTTTTGACCCAACGTCACAGTGCCAGGGGATGTCGCAAATGTGGTGATCGCTTGTGTTTGTACCGAAGCTTCGCGCGTCATCCCAAACCAAAATCCGAGTACCTGAGACGACTCTCGGACGAAGTACATGACGAGACCACCGGCAGTCGCCGAAATTACGGGATCGCGCAAAGTTCCATCTGCAACGCCAAGCATTACCATCATCACTATCCCGATGGTCGCAGCGATAATCGCGAGACTGAGCAACGGTCTCATCCAGTCGTGAGGCTGTTGACCGGCAAGTTTTCGCGCGCTATCCCGATCTGCCGCTTCGGCAGAATATTGCGCATTCGCTGCGAGCATTCGGTTCTGCTCAGCAGTTACGGCTAACTGCTGAAGTTGCACTTTTGCGTTCGTTTGCAACTCCTGAACTTTGACAAGAGCATCAGGATTCCCGGCAAGCGCGGCAGAAACTGCATCAGGATTGTTATCGGTGCCGAGCGCTGACGAAATCAAGCCTCCTACAGCAGCCCCAGCAGGACCGCCAAGCAAGCCGCCAATGACCGGAGCAGCCTTCCCTACGACGTTTGCGATATCGCCCCACGTACTCATGAACTCGCTCCCGTGCGCATCATTTGCGAAAGACGTTGTGCTCGGGCACCAACCTGCGTCGCCCACTTAGAGGCGAGCATCCCATCAGCAGCAGCCCCATAATCCCCGCGCCGCATAGCCGCAAGCGTATTGACGAACGTCAATAGACCGCCCCCGAGATTGAACGCCATATTGACAACGACGCGCTGCCTAACGGCGTCAAGATCACGCCACCATGACACGTTTCGGTCGAGCCATCCGACCGTTCGTGCGATATCGTTTTGCAACATCGCATCACACTCGGCGTCAGAGATCCCCACGTCCGAGAGGTTGCGGCCTACTCCAATGGTCGTCTTGCCAACGGTGTCGATGTAAGGCTTCAACTTTCGGCCCTCGTCCCGGCTCAGTTCGGCAATGAGCGTTTGCATGTCAAAAGTGTTCATTTCGCCCCCTTCTGGTCGGCGTTGTTGGCGCGGAATTCAAGAACCGTGAGCCGATTGTCGGCGCGTCGCAGCTCGGAACCCACGTCGTATTGATACTTAGCGATCTGATCATCCCTTGCTGCCTTGGCTTTTGCGATGTCATCTGCCCACGGACGCCATTGGGAATAAACGGTGGTCGAACCGGCCAGCAAAACGCTACCTATCGCCGCAAGAATCCGGACTGCACGCCGGTTTCCAATGACTTCGTCGCGCAACGGCTTGAGAGCGTCCTGAAGTTCATCTGACTTTTCAAAGAGAACTTCTTGCCCTTTATTCAAGGTATCGATCTGCTCTTGTTGCCGGGCGAGCGCGAGCTGAAGCTGGAGAATCGTCTCCATCTTCCCGTCCATGCGCTTTTGCCAATCAAGGTTCTGATTAATGCGCTCAGCTAGTACTCTGAATTCGGCATCGTTCATGTCGTCATTAGCCACCGTTGTTCCCCCGGACGACTGGTCTATACTGGCCAGTACCTGAAATGAAAAAGCCGCCCCGGGGGCGGCTAAAACTCATATGACTGAAGAGCAAACAACACGGTTTATCATTACCTCAATCTGCTTATCGCTGCTAAGCATGATCGTGCCTCCCATCTGGTCACGGATTCTGAAGGCGTGCGACAGGATTTCCAAGAAGGACGCCAACCCGTGGACCAAGCGTTGAGATTGCATTGGCCACGGACGAAGCAGCAGCCGGGCGGTTCATGAGCAACGCTTGGGCTAGCTTCTGGCCAGTTGCCGTGTAGGGGATAGACCCTAATCCAATGCCAACTGCGGCAGGAACAACTACACCGGGTGCAGCAGCATGACCAGCCGCAGCGCCCAGGCCCAATGTCAGCAGGGAACGGCCTACAGTTCCGCTGTCCGGATACTTTGCCCCGAGGACTTCGGTAGCATCAGCCGCGAATTGCCCATTTAGTCCGGTATTCGTAGCTTTCTGTGAAGCGGTCGCGCTGCGGCGTAGAGCGTTCGCATATTGGGACGCCGTAAAAATATTCCCGTTATTCGAGGCGTTAGCCATGCCTGCGGCTCGCTCGATCTGCTTGTACTGAGAATATGCCGCGTTGGCATTCTGGAGACTTTGAAGCACATCAGGAGGACTCGCGCGTCCTACCCCGGCATTGATCGCACCGTTGAGGTCATCCAATGCGTCTGCCAAGACTCGATTATCAGGAGTGGCGTTACCAAGCCGCTGATTACGCGCTATCCCTGAAATAGTGGATCGGCTATTACCCCACTGCTCGCCGCTCAGCAGGTTTCCGTTCAACTTCTTGGTGACCTGATTTTCGACAATGTTGTCGAACTGATTTAGGGCACTCGGTGCATTCTGCGCAAGGCTGGCACGGATGCCAGCAAGGTCATTGCTGAAATTCTGGTCAGCTATGAACGTCGCCCGGGGCGTGAGTGATTTGTAGACATCACCGATCTGCTTGCGGACGTAATCAACGCCCGCAGAGCCTGTCCCGACGTTCGCCGGAATCTCTTGCCCGATTGGTGCAAGCGCACTGTCATATGCCGCACGATTAAAGCTCTGCACAGACCGTTGCTGGCCGTTCTTGATCATGTCCCCCAGAACCGGAACGCTGGTCAGCTTGTCCTCAGTTCGCTGAAGCGCACCCCCGAGGATTTGCCCCGGAGTCATCTGCACGCCAGCTTGCGCAAGACGTTGCCGGACGGGATCGGTAACGCCAGAAACAACCTTTCCTAGCCCAGTGGCGACCAAAGGCGCTGCGCCGCCGACAGCACCAGCAAGCGCCAACTGATTTAGCTTCTGGTCAGCATATGAACTACCCTCTGGGATATCGGTAACTGGCGTGAATGCAGTACTCAAAGCCGCCGTGCCAGCGCCTAGGCCAACCTTCCCCAAGGTGCTAGCGGCGGCTCCAGGAGAGTTCAGAACGAGAGGGGCCGAACCCACAACGTTGCCAGCGATACGTCCCCAGTCAATGCCATCCTTCCCCGCAGCAGCGCGCGCAGCATTGTATTGCGCCTCTTGCTGATTGATCTGTGCGTCGACCTGAGGAATGCCAGATCGGAAATCTGCCGCCATTTGAGAATCAGGGGCGATCTTGTCTGCTGCATATCCGATCCCATGAACAGCGGACTGCACAATCCCACGGATAACGTCACCTACGCCGGTCGTAAATCCGTTGGTGGAAGGAGGCGCGCCCACCGGTGCGGACTGCGGCGCTTTCGCAACTGGCAATGACGGAGAGCCAGCCGAGAGATATGCATCAAACGACTGCCCAGATGCCTGCTGGGGGGCAGCGTTCAGGTAGTCGTCAAATGCGCTCATTTCAGCATCCCGTTATTGAACATCATCTCAAAGACAGGCTTCAATGATGCGTTTTGCTTCACCGCCTGCTGGACTGCCGCCCGCTGTTGATCACCGTTCATCTGCAAAATCGGCGCAATGGTCGGCATCATGGCCGGTTTGACCATGTTGTCAAAAGCGGCTGATTGCTGCGTGTAAGCCTTTTCGTTACCTTGTTGGAACAGAGGGGCCATGACCTGGCGCTTCAGGTGCATCAAATCCAACTGATTCAGTTGGTTGTTGAGGCCGGAAATCTTGGCATCTTGGGGCTTATCGTAGGTCGGTACTGATTCGTTGATTGTGGCCCGAGACGCATCGCTGCCAGCTGCCCCAAGGGCTTTCCCTTGCAGACTGACGTAGTTCGCATGCAGCTTTCCATACTCGGCGGCATCCGTGCTAAGACGGGTGGCCACAGCTTCCGGAGCGAATCGCGCAAGTGTCCCGCCAACCCCCTGTTTCTGAGCTAGGCCGATCATGTTCGTCAATGCATCGCGGGATTGTTGGTAGACGCTATCGGCATCGGAAAGCGCTGATTGAGCATCTCCCATCTGCTTACTGGGCGCACCTTGCGAGGCATTTGCAGCGGTCGTTACACCAAGCGGGGGTGCTGCGGCAAAACCACCGGACCGTTGGGCTGCTGCGCCAGGAGCGCCCGGATATCCTTGGGGAACGCTTGGCGCACCATTCGGAGTTCCTTGCTGCCCCGGATAGCCGAATACCCCATTCGGCCCGTTCTCGCGCAGCATGATTGCCGAGCTAATCGCTTGGCGCACATACGGATTACCGAGGTCGATTTTCTGGTCGGGCTTGATGCCCAATCGCTGCGCCGCATCAGCGATATAGGCCTTCGTGTCGTTCTCGTTCGGAGGTGCCCACTTCGAAATAACCCCGGCCAGCGTATTCACGCCTTGTTTGCCGTAGTTCTGAAGGTTGTTGTCCATTGCGGCCAACCCTTCTTGTGGCGAGTTGTACTGTGCGAGACGGCCTCCCGGCATCAACGCGCCGGGGTTGTTATTCCGGATCGGGGCAGGCAGGTTGCCCGCTGGTACACCACCATTCGCAGCGTCCGCGACATTCGTCGTGGTCTGATACTCCATTTGCTGCGTCTGCGGGTTATAGACTTCCTTGAGGTTGTATTGCGCGTTACCGCGTGCGCGGGCAGCCGTGGTATCCGCAATAGCACCAAGACCGCCTTGGACTGGCACGATATTCCATTGGCCGTTCTGCCCTTGGACCGCCGTGAATCCATCCGGGACATGCGGCATTTGCTGTGTCTGGCCCGACATGGGATCAAACATATAGCCGCCCGGTCGCAACGATACCGGAGCAATGAAGTTGGCCTTGGCGAGCGCACCACGGTTTGCCTGCGTCGGGTCCATTCCAGCGGCGCGCGCCATTTTCGTTGCGTCGGTCGGGTCGAATTGCTTGGCCTGCGTCTCCCAATATTTTGATGGATCGCTAAGGTAAAGCTGTGCGGCCATCTGCGCCGGAAGACCAGCGGGGTTATTAGGACCACCCGGAGATAGGAATCCGCCGCTACGCTGCGTGCTAAGGGCGTTGGCCAGAGCGCTAGTATCGTTCGAACCATCGCTGAAAGGATTAGCAACCTGCATCGAGCCAGCCAAGCCACCACCCGATGATACGCCAACCGGAGCAGCATCCGAGGTTTGTGTGGAAGGCTGGGCGCTTTGCGGCGAACCCATCAGGAATTGCATTTGCTGAGCGCCAAGGTTGCGCATTCCTTCGACGGAATCGTTTCCGAGTTTCGCAGCAAGAAGCGCTTGGCCAAGCTGGGCAATGCCTGATCCGATGCTGTATTTCGGCATGACAGGCATGCCTGCGCCCATCTTGTTTAGCTGATCGCCGCCATTGTTCATTGCGACGCCCATAAGCGCCTGAGCTAATTGCTGCTTGCGCTGAACGTCAAGATAATCGCCTTGGAACTGAGGGAGGATCACCGGACCCGACGAGGTTGCCATTTTTCCCCCTTAACCTTGAAATCGTTGAAGAGCGCGCGCGAGCATTTGCGGATTTACTGAGGGCACCGTTGGCAGGGGCGCACCAAGCGTGACACCTGCTTGACTGTTGTCTTGCGCTGCCGACAATGGCGACATGTTCGGAGAGGCTTGTCCGCCCCCATTTTTCATTGCCTGCTGAAGAGCCATTTGAAGGAATGGTGATGCCGCGCTATCAATCCCACTTTCTGCGACGCCACTTCCTAGAGGTGCTGTCATCGATCCTTGTAGCCCCCCTCCCATCCCGATAGGAACAGCAGAGCCGCCCGAAAGAGGCGACGGATTGCTATTGCTAAACAGATTCCCCAAGATGCCAGAAGGCGAAAATCCCCCAAGAGACCAAACCATCTCACACCCCCGCCATCTGGTAATTGACCATATCGAAGCCGCTTTCATGCGGAACCACAGCTTGCGGACGCACCTTGCGAACCTCGTCAGCCATGAAGCCGATATGGCGCACATCGTCCTCTTCCCACAGGTAACGGTAGGTGTAGACACCTAGGCCATTGGCCCACTTACCGACGCGCTTGATGCATGTCTTAAGCCTGCGGTCCGAAAAGAAGGACGAGAGCCCAATGATCCCAGCAGAACCAAGCCCGAACAAACCGCCCATCGTAGAGTTCGCACTTGCCTGATTAGCGTTGTACTGGTTCATCTGGCCTTGGTAATTGCTGTAGATATTCTGGCCGATGTTCGCAGGCTGTGCCGCAGATTGCGCAGGCCCGGAGTATCCAGGAACCATCGAGGCAATCGATTGCAGATTGGAATATGGCAACTGACCGATGCCGACTTGCTGGCCATACAGCCCGGCCTGACCTTGCAAGTTGTTTTGCATCTGGCCGAAGAGAGAGGCCTTTTGTCCCACCAAGCCAGCTTGTGCCTGAGCGCCTGCAAGTTGGTTCTGCCAGTTCTGAGCGCCAAGCTGGGAGCCGGTCATGATGGCTTGATTGGCAGCGTTGCTATACGCCTGCTGCTTCTGATTGCCAAAGTTCGTCATCGCGTTCAGATACGCTTGAGAACCTGGCGTGAGGCCCTGATTCGCCAGAGACGCTTGGAGGCTTTCTTGCTGCTGAGAGAACTGCGGGTCCAAGTACTGCGTCTGGGCCTTATAGGCGGCGTCTTGACCCTGTTGCTGCGCGTTTTGCGCTGCCTGTTGGTTAATCCCATTCCCGATATTGATCAGTTCCGGATTGAGACCCGCATAGCCGGAATTGAGGGCCTGGTATGTGCCCATCAGGCCCGATAGGCCATTCATCGCGTTCTGGTTGATGTTCCCAGATTGACCGATCTGCCCAAACAATCCATTCATCGCCCCCTGCAACTGAGGGTTAGCGCTGATATTGGTCTGATAGATCGGCGCGCCTGTCGCAGGGTCATAGCCGCTGATTCCGCTTTGCTGGCTACCGAACGGATTCGAGTAGTTACCCAGATTCAGGGCTTTGTTGTACGCAGCAGACTGCTGATTGGTCTGCGTCGTCGCACCCGCGACCGCATAGGGGTCGGGAGCCGATGGCGCGCTGCCCCCTTTGCCGCCGCCCTCTAGCGTCTCCGGACGATTCCGGAAAAGGGATTTCCGGAACGCTCGGACAGGAAGATCAGGATCGAAGTGATTCAAGAAGCGCGGCATGATATTTCCCGTCTAGAAAGCGGCATTCCTCTTTGAGCATGCCGTAGATAATCAGGTCTGCACCGTCGTCACATGCCTTGGGCAAGAGACCGCGCTTGACGAATCCAAGCCCTTCATCGAAATGTTGAGCATCGGAGTTGTCGGACCTGACAAGCCCCGTGATGTGGTTACATCCTTCTTGGATGAAGGCATAGCGAAAGCATGCGGCCATATATGCGGGCGTCATCCAGTGGCGACTTCCGTCCGAGGCGACATGCATGAGAATGTTTTTCCCAGCCTTGAGATTGAAAACGACACCTGCGATTAGCTCGCCGTTCTTCTCAAGACCGATGCCGACAGCGAGTGGATAACCTTCTTCGCCGGTCTTCGCAGATACCCAATCAATGACGCGTGCGGACTGATCCCACACAATGCGCTTCATAGGGTCCACCCGCTTTCCATAACCAGATCCGTGCTGACCCAATGCGTCTCAATGCCATTTGTCGTCGCCTTGAGGATTGGGGCACCTGTCGAGCCGATGCCCGTGACGCCCTGCCATGCGTTGTTGATATTGAGACTGCCGCCCCACAGCGCGAGATCCCACGCCGACGAGTCCCAGACGCCGTAAGCGACAGGAGCAAAATTCAACGTGGACTGAGGGACGTTCTGGTCATAGTTGACGTTCACCCCGGCGAATATGGCCGGAGAGCCATTCGTCCATAGAATCGGACGCATCATCGTGAACCGTTTGTTCACGGCAGGCATACCGAAGTCATTGAACGCTTGCAGCCCTATTGCGTTGATGTTCTGGCCGTTGTCAGAAAACGTATTCCATGCCAATCCAACGTAGCCGTTTCCACCGAAATAGATCTTGTCGTCAAACAGTTCCCAGCAGTTGGCGTTCCAGCCTTTGAATGGGCACCAAGCCCCTGTAATGGTGTTCATGACGTACTGTTGCTGAGCATTCAAAGCAACCGGCACGTTCAGGATGACCATGTTATTCAGCGGGTACAGCACCATGCACCAGCCAAAGTTATTCGCATACAACGATGTGGCCTCAGAGATCGCCCCTTGGATCTTTGCCGTGAGGTTCACCTGTGTATCCACGCGGGTACTGGCCAGCGCCTTGGACATCGGCGCAAGACCGTCCTTACCGACATAGAGTAGATCGCTACCGTACTTCTGGAAGCATCGATTCCCCATCGGAGAGCCGAGACGATAAACACCAACCAGATTGAACGTGGACGCTTGGGATGGGTCAGTGCCACCGTAAACCGCGATTTCACCTTCGCTTGTCACCCAGCAGATATAGTCCTGCATCCCATAGCCGCCATCCACCGTCCAAACGCCTGCGGCAACGAGGCTGCCGCCACGCCGGAAGATGGCGCTAAGATCGAACACAGTTGCTGCGCCGCCGATCTGCCCGACGGGCAAATACCACGCTTTGAGGGATGCTTTCTGGATAAACCAGACGCGTGAAGCGAAACTGGTTACATGCGTAAGCGTTGTGGGGTCAACGCCAGTGATCGAGACCGGAGTGGAACTGCTGGTGACGGATTGCCAAGTCGTTCCGTTGTAGACGTAATATCCATCCGCACCGTTGACCATCAACATGAATGGACCGGCGCTAGTCGAAAAGTTTGTGTGAATCCACTTATCGGAGGTCAGCGAACTAATGACCGGCGCACCGACTGCGCCTCCCAACGACACGTCATAGACCGCTGTCCCCGCTGCTGCAAAAAGCTTGTGCGTTCCTGCGGACGGGTTATATCCCATCACGCTGTTTACCTGAGTCGGAATGCCGGTCGCGAATTGGGTATAACCCATGCGCACCATTACATCCGACGTGGTCGGAAACCAGTTCTCCAAAATCACCGCATCGGTCGGAGACATAGCCGCAATCGAGTCACGGGCGTTCCACCCACCAACAGGGGCCGGGAGTGACGAAACCGATGCATTAGCCGACTGCGCGCGTGACCGGGCGACTCTATGCGCCGAGAGAGATGGGATTTGCGCCATGTCAGCCCGGGAATCCGTAACCGCTGTCTGGAGTATTCTCCGGACCCACCAGAACCTGCGAGAGGCGCGGAGCCATCGACAACGTTGCCCCCCCCTGCTCCGTGGCCATGCGGATATCAAACTCGGAGTCGAAGTCCCGCTTCAAGGCCGTCGTGTCAAATCCCTTGATCTCGAAGTATTTCAGTTTCGTCCCAATGACCATCATTCGGTCACTGAAGATGCTGGTATCGGTGTCTTGCGTAAGTGCGTCTTTGGGTGTGCCGGTAGCATCTCGCGCCCAATACTTCGATGTGTACTCAAGTCCCAAATACTCAGACGTGTTCAGAGCAGGCCACACTTGGAAGTAACCGCCCAAGACCCGCCACCGAACACGCGGGCCAGTTGCGATATAGCCCGACTTGATCCACTGCCACTGTTGGGGCGATTCCGGGCCAAGCATCTCCCAATGCTTCGACTTGTCCCACTGCGTCCGGTCAATAAGGCGGTCATAGTCAGCGGGCATCGTGTACTTTGTCTGCGCGAAGACGATTTGCGATCCTGTAGCCGTCACAGTCGCGTTTTGATTGAGCGTGACCTGAGATACAGAGTCCACGCTCAGGACATAGCAATCTTGGGGGACGCCAAGCCCTGTCACCATGAACGTACCGGGCAAAATCCCGGCAGTGGAGGCAAGCCCCGAGACGATGGGGCTACCGTTCGTGGTGTTACCCGCAATTTGCTGATAAGCGGTCGTAAATCGATACTCCGTATCCAGCGCTTGCCAGCAAAACTTGGCTTGCGACTCATCGCCAACAGCATTCATCAATGCCGCGATCTGGATAATGTCCTGTGAGGTATTACCGGCGACGGCAGTCGGGATGACAAGGCCCAATTCACCGGTCACCTTCTGGACAAGTTGGAGTAGCGATTTGCCCACTTATGCCTCCTGGCTCTTCGGGGGCCGACCACGGCGCGGCGGCTCATCTGACTCAAGCGCCTGAAGGCGTGCGCCAAATCGCGCAACCGTGTCCTTCAAATCCGCAATCTCTTGATCTTTCAGGCGCAATTCTTCGGCTTGCTTCTGGGCAAGCGCGCTATCGCTCGCGCTCTTGATGAAAGCGGTTGCCTTGTCTCGCAGTTCGTAGCAGCCCATGCCGACGCGTTGAATAGCGGCGTCCGACGCATTTGCGATCTGCTCGACCGTATGGAATTCGAGGGCCTTCAGCTTTGCGACTGTGGCAACATCAAGGCGCGGCCAGTCTTCGACGGGTGTTCCTTCTGTCGGGCGATGGCTCTGGCTGTTCTTATAAGCGTTCCACTGATGCGGCCACTCGATGTGATCCGAATCGCGCACCGGGCGCTCCACGATATTGTTCGTATCACCAGGGACAGCAACGCGAACGAAATCGACTAGGTCGAATTCAGGTTTCCCAGTCTCGCGGCTGCGAGCTTCGTTCGGCAACTTGCCTGGATAGAACGTCACCCAAAGGCGTTGATTCGGATGTGTCACGTCACTTTCGAGCATTGTGTGGCTCCAGAAATAAAAAGGGCCTCCTTGTGGGGAGGCCCGTTATCAGGCGTAAGGTGTTATACCGAAGCCTTCGAGAACCAGCCGTAATCGCCGGTTACCATCGCCGTTGCGGGCGACGTGTACGAACCGCCGGAAGCGGTCGCGAGGAACGTTGTCGGGCTGACCGTGCAGGCCGTGGTCGATGCCGGGATGCTGGCATTGGCCTTACCAAACACGTACAGCTTGCCGTCGCTGCCGAACACCTGTTCGCCCAGGTTGAGCGGGACAGTGCGCGCACCCGACGTAATGTCGGTCGCAAGCACCGTATTGACCAGATCGAAACCGATCTGCGGAGTTACCGAAAAGACGGGCATGATTCCCTCCTTATGCGATCAGGACGCCGCTGAACTGCGGGCCCTTGCTCGTCATGTTGCCTGCCCAACCGATCAGCTTCACGATGGCATCTTGGTTGACTGCCTGACGTTCGCCGCCAATCGGCACGAAGTTGCGGTCACGGTGCGGCCGGAAGTAGATGTAGTTGGTGTTGAGCGCCCACATGTGGTTCGCCGTGGCGTTGGCACCAATACCGCCGTCAAGCACCACGTCAGCCGCCATACCGCCGCCGTAGAACTTGAGCGCCGGGAAGCCCGCGCCTGCCATCTTGGCGTCACCGTCCGACATCACACGCTGCATGGCCTGCATCGACTGCACGTACATGCCGTAGTAGTTGTTGTCGGCCACCCACAGGTCAGGACGATCCTTGCCACGAACGCACTTGAGCGCAAGCTGCGTCATATAGGCCTGAATGTTGGCTGCCGAGACCGGCGCGCCACCGTTCGAGTTGCCCGAAAACACCTGGGATTGCCAGAACGACCACGTAGCGCGGTTGATGCCACCGTACGTACCCGAGGTGGGAGCGTCCGGGATGGCAGCAGCCAGACCCGTGATGTTCTTGCCAGCGTTGCCCGTGCCGTCCAGATAGATATCCGAAGCGATACGGTTCACAAGCTGCTTCTCGGCAATTTCCATGCGACCATCGAGCAAATCGATGATGGCTTCCTTGCCCGAGTTTTGCAGCATTTCCAGCCCGGACATGGTGACCGAGGCGTAATACTGCTGGATGTTGAACTGAGCCGCCGAGATCGGCGAGTTCGGGGAGATGTTCAGTACCTCGTAGCCGGAATACGACCCGGCGTTGATGGTCGAAGAGTCGGTGTACATGATTTCTTCCAAAATCACATTACCACCACTGAACGGTTTCACGTTTCCGCGTTCGCGGAGTTTCAGCAACAGGGCATTGTTGTTCAAGACGTTGTCGCCCAGCTCGCCGGAGCGTTGCTGGATCGTCGTCGCAATGATGTCGCTGACGGCGCTATTGGCATATGCCATGGTTTGCTCCTGTCAGATTGTCAAAGTCGGCTTGCGCCGATCTCGTTGAATGCTTCTTCGAGAGCGGCTCGCCTTCCAGTTGCGACGCCAGCCTTGGCCGCGACGTTGCCGGGTGTGGCACTGCGGGTGCTGACGGTATTCGCGCGGGCAGCTTTCGCCGCCTTATCTGCGTCCTGACGCTTTCTCGCTTCGTCAGCCTCGCGCTGTGACGCTTGGTGACGTTGGAAAATGTCATCGTGCAGTCGAATGGCCTTGGTGTAGGCCGAATCTAGGTCGTTTGCTTCGCCAGCAGTGAGAAGGCGCGCCATCGTGTCTTGGACAGCGTCGAAATGCTCATGCGAAGCTTTGAATTGCTCGATTTGCTGGTTCACAGCCGCTGCCTGGGCGACTTGCTGTTGGTATTGGAAGTTGCTCACAACACCATTCAGCCCTTGCATCTGCTGTTGCAGCGCTTGGATATTCGGGTCGATGTATTGCTGTTGCTGCTCGCCACCGGTAGGCAACTGAATTCCGCAGGCTTGAGCCACGTTCATCAGCGTCTGAAGCTTTGTCTGCGGATCACCATTGCGCAGCGTGTTGTATGTGCGCATGAGATCGTTAATGACGTACTCAGGCGTCGCCCCGCTCGCTTGGATCTGCTCCATGTACGGCAGCACTTCTTTCCAGACGCGTTTAAGCGGCTCAACGCCTCGCGCGGTCTCTTCCTCACGCTGATTGATGTATGCCGCGACCTCCGGGTCTAGCGTGTCCCATTTGGCGCGATGCTCTGCCTTCCATGACTGAGGGGCAGCAGGACGCGCTTTGGCCTCCGGCGGGGCCATCTGATCGACCTTCGACGTATCGGCCGCCACGGCTGCCGGGTCAGGCTGCTTAGGGGAGAATCGACCAGCTTCGTCTCGCTGACGCTCGTCCGCTTGCTCTTGTGCAGCCACCTCTACTGCCGGTTCATGCACCTCAGAAACAGCAACGGCTCCCGAAGGAGCCGCCGTTTGTTGTTCAACCGCTTCAAGTGCGGTTTCAAGTGCCTCGCGTCTTGTGGACATGGTCACCCTTTCAGTTTGTTGACTTGATCGATGATGAGTTCTTTGCGCCGACGCTTCGACTCGTCCGATATCTCGATTTCGGATTTGGAATTGCGCGTGAGATAGGAGATTTCGTTGCCCACCTCAATACAGTTGTGTGCTTTGAGATGTTCTCGGTGCTGGGAACGGCTGGTAATCATGCTGCCGTCGATCATCGATCGATACGGCTGGATGTCAGTGACCACATAGGGGGCCGTCACGAGGCGCGACATCTTGTGGCCACAGCAATCTGGCAGATCGTCGTATCGGTCTACCGGGCGATATACGTCATCTTCGTTGCCGCAGATGCCACAACCGATATGGTAGATGGGCATTAGTCGGCCTCCGGCTGCGCCTGACGCGCTGCGCTAATATCGGCGGCTTGCAATGTCGCGCCTGCGCCAATCTCAGCTACTTCAATCTTCGCTTGGTTATTCAGGGCAGCGATGAGGATGGCCAATTGGCCCTTGACCTCTTCGATAGCGGCCTTCGATTGCGTTTCCATCTGACGCAAGAGCGCTTCGTTGTGGGCCTCAAGCTGAGCGCGCTGTGCTTCCAGTTCATTGCGGGCGCGTTCTTCCTGCGCCTGGAATGCCTGCCGTGCCTGTTCGACCTCGGCGTCCTTCTGAGCCTTGAATTGCTCCAATTGCATTTGCATGCCGAACTTCTCGCGCTCGAACTGCTGGCGTGCTGCTTCCATCTGCTGGTCATGCTGCTGCTTGGATTGTTCCAATTGCATCTGACCTTGGACCTTCATCATCTCTGGATTCGGCTTGGGCTGACCTGCCGATGCCTGTGCCTGCTGCTGCAATTGGTCAAGCGCCGTATCGATTAGACCTTCGAGCGTCTTCCCCGGCTTGAATGCGGTGATGCCGAACTTCATCATCTGAACCAGCATCGGAGCCAGTTCGGGCGAAGTCTGAGCCGCCGGGACCGCCTGAGCTAGGAATTTGCTCGTGGCGTCCAGAAACTCAACGCGCCCCGCCTTCTCCGCTTCCTCATCAAGAATGACGAGCGAATCGGCGTTCACTTCAATCCGGAAGTTGCGCACTACCTTGTTGCGCAGCATCTGGAGCGCCTGAGGAACCAGTTGCTGGTCTACCGGCAGAAGTTGGTCGACGCCTGCCACAGACATGAGCGTTGCGTCTTGGAACTTCGAACACATAATCTGCGCTTTGATCTTCATCAAAGCCGTGGCGTATTCGGCCACATCATCTTTCGTGTAACGCAGGCGAAGCGATCCAAACTGGCTCTTAATCGTCTGGGCCGTCGCAGTCTCCTGCGCGTCGCTCTCACCTCGCAGGATGTCTGCCAGACCGAGCAGCCCGTAAATCTGGTCCATGACCTCGGCACGGGCGCGATAAGCAGCCTCAAGCGCTCCGACAATGGGCGTCAGGTCGACAATGTCGATTGCGCCCTTCAGGCCATTCTTCTCAGCAAACGCCGTCCAGTCCTTAACCGGAATGAGATCGTTATTCCCTGCCTCAGTGAACAGTCGCTGAAGCTCTTTGATGGCAGCGTTATGCACGCCTCGGACCTTGAGTGCCTTAATGAGGCCGTCGATGCGGTCGGAGATCGTGTCTAGCTCGTTCGCCTGATCCTGATATTGCGCGAAGTCCGGGACCGGAACCAGCGTCTCGTTCGTGATCGTCGCGAACAAAGGACGCGGGCATGGGAAAAATTCCTCCAAGCCCAGCGGATCCGCCTTCTCATCAAGGAAATTGCCGAATGACTTGCTCAGCCAGACCGCAATGCCCTTTTCTTTGTCCCACAGTTCGCAAATCTTGGCGCTATTGCCCTGCGAGCCAAGCGAAGACTTGTATGTGACGCCGTTCTGCGGGGGCTTCGAGTCAAGCGGGATCTTTGCCGCGATCTCTTCACCAAAACGTTCTACAAGCGCATCACGAGTCATGTAGACCCAGCGCCACACGCAGGTCACTTCTTCCCATGTCCGGGCTACGTTGTGACCAAAGTCGCGCCAGTGCACGTAGTCAATCGGAGCGCATTCGTAGTCGATCTGTTCAGCCGGTTCAAAGGGCGTCTCTTGGCCATTACTAGCTACCTGCAAGCCATCTTCCGGCAATCCAGCGGTGTCACTCACGCCGTCCTGATCAATATCAAGCGTGCCAGTCTGGATACTAATGTGTGGCTCATATCGCACCCAGGCGCTTGCCCGACCACCCATGAAGCGGTCAAACACGCTGTACTTCATCGTGCTCTTGAAGTCCGAGTAATGCTGCAACTCGAACTCCAACCCGCGCTCAAGTATCAGCGACGCCACACGGCCTACCGGATCATTGTCCTTAAAACGGCGCGACACATCCGGCTTAGGCACCCGCGAAAAAGCCGCAGGCATAAGCGTCTGAACGTTCGACCAAAGAATGTTGAAACGGGTTGTCTCGTTGTCAGAGCTATACGTCTTGTTGTCGTCACGGTAGCGCTTGGTGATCTTGTCAACGCGCGCCTCCCACTTACGAAACTCGCGTTCATAGTCCGCGATGATGTCCAGATACTTTTGGACTCCCGGAGCGAAGACGAGGTCTTGAGCCATTAGCCGAGGACGACAGTTGCGCTAACGGTGCCGCCAAGCACCACGTTGAAGCCAGCCCGCGAACCGATATACAGCGGGTAGAACTGGCCCGCGACTGGCGTAAAGGTATCGACAACCTTCACCGTTGTCCCTGTCCCAGCGTCGTCATAGATCGTAATCGTTGGCGTGCTTGTGGCCGCAGAGACGAAGATTCCCACGAGGGTGACGCCTGGAATAGCGCACACGTTTCCACTCGCCGTGATCTGCCGCGGCGATCCGCTAATTGTGCTTGCCATTAGATTCTCCGGTGTCCGCCGTTGCGGAGCGAGCGATAGTGGTCCTCCAGCGCATCGTCATAGGTCTGCGTCGGAAGATTTAGCCAATCGGTTTCTTGTTTTGAGGCAGGCACTTCAGCCTCAGTCATCATCTGAGCGCCGTAACAGAACGCGTCAGATGGGTGTGATGCCCAGTTGTGGAGCGGTTCTTTCGAGAACACCCCAGTGTCTGGATTCCATTCGTATTCCCATGCCCTCAGACCGTCTAGACCGCCTTCGCATCGATCCCGATGGAATGCGCACTTAGGCAGGACGGCACGCCCTGCGCTGATTTGGTCTAGCTTCTTTGTCTGAGGCACCACGTTGACTCTGTCCGCCCCAAAGGCTTCCAGAAACTTCTCCATCGTCGTGTGCTTGCTTTGGAACGTCTTGGCGCGTGCGTCGTGGGGAAGCCATATCTTCCCGGTCCGCGCGCCTAGCTCCAGAATGCTTTCCTGAATACGCGGAATCCAGTCATCCGCGTCTAAGCCCGAGTCACCCTCATACTTCAGGATATTGAAGCCGCCTGGGGCACGTTGCCAGTACCACCACGAAGCCGTGTCACGAAACCCGATATCGCTCGATACTTCAATCGTCGCGCCGTATGGGTCGTACTCAACATCGTTGTGGATGCGCCCGTCACGCTCGGCCTCGTTGACCCATTTGCCTAGGATCGAACCGGCGATGCTGCCATATGCGCCTTCCCAGATGTGGTCGTACTCATCCGGGTTATCGCGCAAATCCCGCTGCCTAGCTCGCTCAAGGACTGCCGGAAATTTCGGGTTGTCACGCCAGTTAAGCTCGACAACCTTGTAACGCGGATCTTTTGAGCGCCTAAACCTGATATCAGTTGGACTGCCCTTACGCTTCGGGTTCCATGTCACCCACAACTCAGCGTTCCAGCCTTCACCCTCTTCCCGCAATGTCGGGATCAACGTATTCCATGCTTCGTTGGTGACTGGCTCGGCCTCGTCTACCCAGCAAAGCAGGATGCGCCCCTTCGACTTGATGGACGAAATGTTCCGATCAAGCCCCGCGAATGTGAACCAGATACGCCCGTCGCGGCTCTTGATGTACTTTTCCCCGATGTCGTAATACGACTTGAGGAATGGTTCATCTTCAATAGCTCGCTTGCATTCCTCCAGCGAGGAATCCTCCAGCGAGTTCATGAACTGACGGCCACACAGCAACATGCCCGAGATACCGGCCATGCCGTACATATAGCCGCGCACTGCAACCATCTTGGCGAAACTACGAGTCTTACCCGACCCGCGCCCACCGTATGACCCTCTTACGTCCGCCTCTCCTGTGAATACAGGAATCAGCTTCGGCGGGAGCTTAATCTGGGCTGTTGTCATCACCCAGCGCGATCAACTCCACACGCTGCACAACTTGCAAGGGATTGTCCTTGTCGCCGGTCACTTGGAGCGGCAAAAGCTTCGGGTAGATCGTTCCCCAAAACACTCGCTCATTGGCCGGATCTTCCTGCGCCCAGTTGTAGAGCCGATCTGCCCCACCCAGCTTGTCAGCTGCAAGCGCAATAGCCTCTTTGGCTGCCAGCGTTGTCTTCGCAGGCCCGCGTTTGCCCTGGTTAAGCTTTTTCTCGCCTTTTTTAAACTGGCCGCCCATTACTGCCTCCGCATTGTGGCGCGAAGCCTTCCACGTCCGTTATGCACCGACTGAAGCGATGAACAGAGTCGGAGTGATGAGAGTGAAAACGCCGAGCTTGCCTGCCGCCACACTCACGCCAGCGTTGGTGGCAGCCGTGCCAATAGCTGCGCCGGTCGGCGGATAGACGAGCAACGCGTTCGCGCCGTTGTTGGCCACGGTGATTTCGTCCCCACGTGCCAAGTTCGCCTGAAGGCGCGCGCCAGTGCCAGTGGCAACCGTCGAAAACACATTCAGGTCACTGGTGAGTGCCAGCGCGTCCGATTGACCGACGCCCGTAGCAGTCAAGCCGCTGGCCACAGAACCGAGGATGGACGTAGCTTGGAGCGGAACGAGGCCCGCACCCATGAGGTTTTTAGTAGTCGGCATGGATTTCTCCTGTTAGGCCGCGATATGAGTGGAATGCACAGCAGGCGCACCAGCAATCAGTTCGCCATGTTCATCTTCGATGGCCAGCACTTCGACAATCTCAAGATCGTCTACGCGCTGCCAGCCAGTGATTTCATCCCCATTTCCCTTGTCATCGTTACCCACCCCAAAGCGGATATGTGAGCCAGTGGGAGAAATACGGCTGGGGTCGATGGTCACTTGGTAAAGAACCACGCGCGGGACCGGAATCGCCTGATTCATCCCATCGCGGATAGCAATGGCCGTTTGGGCGTTCTTTCGATCTGCCTCAAAGCAGACGATTACTACCTGTCGGCGTGCGGGAATGTCCATTCAGGCTCCAGAAACGCAAAAACCGCCCGTAGGCGGTTTGATGATGTTGGAACGTCCTATGCCAGTAGGTCTTTAATGTTGGCAACAGATTGATAATAACGTTGCCCTGGTGGCTGACCGTACCCGTCATTCGCGGCTTGGTCGTAACAATGCGGCATGCTCATTCTTTGCTGATCCGCGAGCCGCTCAGGACATGCACAGCTGATTGCACAGCTTTGCGCATCTGGGCATTTGTCGCACGCCTTGAACATTTTGACTCCTATTGGCAGAGGGGCCGGTGCTGATCTCCGGCTTAGGTGCTGTCAGCGCATGCCGAACAGTCAGGAATGACCCGAATCCCCATCGGCGCATCAGCCTGCGCATTCCCTCACGGCTGCAAATTGTTCATGGAACTTACACTTTGACGTGGCTGGCCATGTCACAGCCCTTTGGACTCGCCCCGATGTAGTTTTCCAAATGGTGCTGCACCGATTCAAGGTCGGCCAGTCCCACCTTCAATTTGCATGCGCGAGAAAACGAAAAGCCGCCCGGATTTCCCCGAAGCGGCTTTTTCAGGGCGAGCGATGCCCCACAATTTCCAAGCCTACACTAACCATAAGAATTTGCAAGCAATTTTTCACAATGCCACCTCTGCCTCTTGCTCGGTTATCACGCCACGCTGGATGAGCATCGGCACCAGAGCGAGCTTGGCATCCGCATAAGTCGCCTTCGAGCGCCACACGTCCACACCTGCATCCATGTTCCGCATGCGAGTGTGAATGGCAGCCCTCAGCGGCCATGACAGCCTGTCGACGCACAAATCGATCTGCTCACACCTTGCATTACGCTCGGCTTGGTCGACTTCCTCGGCAATATCCCAGTGAGTCATCCATTGGCGTGAGGATGAGCGATAGTCCCGGCAGGTTGAATCGAAGGCTGCATAGCCCAGTTTCGGCTCATATTCAGCCTGCCATGCGTGCCATGTCTCAAGAAGAGTATCGATGGGGTCTGTCATTTTAGAGCCTATTTAGACTTCTTGAAATTACATTTGAAATCACTTATTCGGCAATATGTGAGGCTTCCACCAACCGGCCAATATCTGACCCAACGCCCTTGGACCTCTACGATTTTTACGTCACCAACTGGGGACCATGGACTTCTTTCGCGGTCTTCCTGCCAAGTCTCTCCAGGCTGCGGGTCTGCGCCGAAAATGACTCGAAAAAGGGCGATCAAACTTTCGATTGGGCCGTACATCTATCCTCCCTATACCAAATACCGCAGACAAGCCGCGCCGAAACCGATGATGGTTGCTGTGCTAGCGACGATGAATATCGTGACGGGGTGCATCACGTCCCCTTCCCTATCTCAGCAGCAGCGCGGACGATGGCGCGGCGGGTGGCTGCGAACGATCCGATGAAATGCCCTTCAGCCAGATAGTTATAGCCATCAGACTTGAGCCAATATTTGGCTTCCGTTTCAACCTCGCCACGCACCTCTACCCGCATTCCCAGCTTCACCGCCAGCCGAAGCGCATCGCCGTCGTCTTCTAGGGGGTTCCAACGAAATTTTGGCCGCCCGTCCACTTTCACCAGTAACCACATCGTTTTACCGTCGACCCAATCAATTTCGCCTTTCACCTTCATTTCCGCCGCCTTCGCCGCAAGCTCAAGCATCTCTTTGTCGGTCATCACACGCTCCCAAACTTCAGAGTCGCACGCGATCAGCGATGCTGTGAGCCCGCGCAGTCGCGAGCTGGATGCGTTCGATTAGGGAATCGAGCGCTATGACGCATTCGGGATCTGCACTCGCTGCTGATACTTCCCCCATAGTTTCGGGAGGAGCGCTGTCCGCAATGGACGAGACACGCATCGAGACGCGCTCAAGCGCTTCGAAGAGCGCCGTCATCGCTTCATGCGCGGAAGTGATCTGATCGGGAATGCGCTTGGGAGGAACGATTTCGATATCGCGAGCGACCACCACGGAAGCGCGATCGAGAAGATGGGCCGGGATCGATTGCATGCTGATTTCTCCTGAAAGTTGTGGGCTTATACCGCCCCAAATAACGCTGCGACCATCGGATCGCGACGGATCAGTACAGGCGCTTTAACGGACACGCGCGCCTTTGGCACCTTTAGGACGGCGGGGCGGCGGATTGGGGGAAGTTCTCCGATTGACCAGACCGAAGGGTTATCGCCTGGCCCGGACTTACGCTCTTTCTTCGCGACTAACCAGCCCTTCTCGCAAGCCATGCGGGTGCGCACGTACACGGTATCGGCGCTCAGGCCCGTTTCGACCTGAAGTTGCTTCTGCGTCATTGGGCCGTTCTTCTCAAGCGCCTCAACGATGCGCAGGAACGACCACATGCGACGCGGGCACAGGCCGTGCACCAAACCCAGAGCCACTGCATGCCGATAAATTGCACGCTCAGTTCGGTTCGGAAATTCCGTCAGGATGGTTTCCTTCGTGGCTCCGCTGTCGAAAAGAACAGTCAGCCTCTCGTCTTCCTCTGGTGACCATTCGCAGCCTTTAGTTCTTCCCATATCACCCTCTCAACAGGTAATCAATGGCCTCAGTGGCCGACGTAATCACCGCGATTTCGCCCTTCCACGCGGCATGAAATTCAACCTGGTCAGGAGTCAGCTTTCGCGCGCTGGGCGGCTTACTCCCATCCTTGATCTCGAACAGCACATTGCGGCCACGAAAGCCACAGCAGATATCGGGGAAGCCTTGGCCCATCGTGCTAGTTATGGCCACCGTTGCCCCTAGTTGACGGAGCGCCGAGACGATCTGCTTTTGGTTAGCGTCGACCTTTGCTCGCCTCATTCGCTGAACCCCCGAGCCTGACGTTTCGGTGCTGGCGTATGCCCGTACTCACGGCCCGATTCCATGTCCTTGAAGCGCGTGAACATGCCCTCATAAACCAGCGCAAGTCGCCCGATTTCGCCATTGCGCTGCTTTGCCAGAATGACCTCGCAGAGGCCTTTGTCCGGGGTGTCGGGGTTGTAGACTTCATCACGGTATAGGAACATCACCGTATCGGCGTCTTGCTCGATTTCCCCAGAGTCGCGCAGGTCGCTCATCATCGGGCGCTTGTCGCTCCGACTCTCGAGACCACGATTAAGCTGCGCAAGCACGACCACAGGAACGTCCAGTTCCTTAGCCAGCACCTTGAGACCTCGAGAGTTAGCCCCGACCTGCTGAGTACGGTTATCGCCTTCGCCGCTAGCCATAAGCGTTAGGTAATCCACGATGACAAGGCCCAAGCCATGCTTGCGCTTGACGGTGCGGCAACGCGAGCGGATATCACCTAAGGTTCGGGCAGGGCGGTCATCAATGAAGAACTGAAGGTTTTTTGCTCGTTGCATCGCGTGCGTGAGTTTCGGCCAGTGGTCATCGTCCATACGGCGCGGATCACCCAGAATGCCCATAGGAATGCTTCCAAGCGATGCCACGAGGCGACGCATCAACTGCTTCTTCGGCATTTCCATCGAGAACACAGCAACGGGTTTTTGCTCGGCTATGTGCTGGCCAATGCCCATCACGAACGCCGTTTTACCCATTGACGGACGACCTCCCACGATAATCAGGTCGCCACCATTCATTCCTCCATCAAGCTTTTCGTCCAAATCCGAGAAGCCCGTAGGCATTGCGACAACTTGCCCCTCGTGTTGCGTTTGCAGGAGTTCGATGTACTCCGTCATGGCCGTTTGAAGGTCGGCCATATCCTCGCGTTGGTCGGAATTGGCAAATGCCTCAAGCTGTCCGTAAGCGCGCTCCACAAGCTCGGCAGCAGACGCCCCATCGGGGTTAAACGCCATGTCCTGAAGCATTGAACCAAGGCTCGACAGGCCACGCTTAATCGCCCGGTCCCGAACGATCTCGGCATACCGCCCGATGTTGGCGCTACCCGGCACGCTGCTCGAAAGCTTGTCGAGATACTGCATTCCGCCGAAGTCCGCAGCACGCTCCCCAAGGCTCTCAAACACGGTGAACACATCAGCCGGGCGGTTCGCACCGATGAGTTTCATGATCTCAGCAAAGATCGCCCGATGGTCGCCGCGGTAAAAGTGCTCGACCTTCAGGTCGCCAATGCGGTCAATGGCATCGTTGTCGAACAAGAGCGCACCGATGACGGCCTGCTCGGATTCGACGGATTGCGGCACAGCACGCAGGATGTCGTGGTCGCTCATGCTGCCTCCGGGTCGTGGAACCGGCCTTCACGGATCTTCGCGAAGTTCTCGGCCTTCACGATCCAGTCCAAGCCCGGCGTGAACGGCTTGCGGTCTTTGCCCGTCGAACGCCCCGTCAGGAATTCGGACTGGGCGATGTATTCGAAAAACCGTCCCCACCAGTCCAACGTCTGCCGCTTGGCGTCTTCGTTCCACCGGACACGCAGATGCTCGGCACGAGCCGGTGTCCAGTCACGAATTGACGGGTTTGCAGGCAGAAGTTCGTGGTACAGCGCGATGATTTCCTGATGCGGGCATTGCGGTTTTGTCAGCTTCGGTCGCTGATGGGACAGGTTGCCAGCCTCGCTGGCGACAAACTCCCCGTCAGGGGAGTTATCAGGAATCAGGAATCCGGAATCCGGAATCAGAGAATCAGCCGGAGCGCTTCCGATTTTTTCGGAAGTCTTTCCGAGATATTCGGAAGTGCAACCGTTAATGACTGAATCAGGTTCGGAAAACTCAGGTGAAGGAAGGGAGGATTCCGGCTCATTCTTATGCGGGTTCTGATGTTTCTTGAACTCCACGATGAACACGCACTTCACGCCGCCCGACGTGTACCGAGTAATAAAGCCCTGAGCAACGAGCCAATTCAGCATCGACTCGATGTCAAGACCTTCGCGGTAGGGGAAAATCTCTGCCTTGATACGCAATGGGCGATCCTCAAGGCGCCCTTCGCGGTCGGCAAGAAGCCAAAGACCTTCGAACAGAAGGGTGTAAAGCGGATCAGCCACGCCCAAGATTTCGTTCTTGAACAGACCCGGCTTAATGTTTCTTGCTCGCGCCACTTTGCGCCCCCTTCATGCCCTTTACGAGCGACTGCACAAGAATGTGAACCTGTGCGCGCTTTGCTGATTTTGTCTTGAGACAGGCCACGTTCTTCGCCATCAAGCGCTCTCGATCCATGCGCCAACGGTCATACGCTGTGTCCCAGTAGTCACGGCGTTCCTGCTTGCTCAGATTCTTGCCTTGGTCAAGCTCGTGATGGCATGCGTAACAGCCCGGAACCGTCTTCTCGTCGTCCGCCTTGATGCCTTTACCCTTTCCATGCTTAAGCTGGTTGGAATGGCACGGAACGACCGTTTCAGGGTTGTTCGTGCATACGCCGGGGATCTGCAAATAGCAGTCCCGACCGTGGCAAAGGCGGTCGACTTTCATTCGAATTCGACTCCGAGGTGATTTGCTGCCCACGCCTGCACCTGATTGACGTAGGTCGAGAACTCTCCGACTGTCATTTGCGAGGTTGACTTGCGGCGCGTGATGATTTCGCCGTCAGGAAGAGTGACTTCGTCGCAGACACCGAACTTGCGCGAGAAGTACTCGTGCCATGCGTCTTTGTCGAATTGCTTGCCGTCCACCCACGCCTGTTCAGCAATGTCTCGCAGCGCGACGCCCCAATAAAAGCGGTTCTGCTCAGCATTGCGCTTCTTCTCATCGCTAGTGACGATCACACGAAGCGGTTCGCCTTTCTCGAGACATGCCTTGGCGTTCGCTTTGACGAAGGCCAGAACGCTCGTCCAGATCGAAGGGCTACGCAGTTGGAATTCGCGGTAGAGGATGGCCATAGCTCACCTCCAGAACATCAAATAGGTGACGTAGAGCATCGGAAGAATGACGACGGCGCTTATGAAAAGGTCCACGACTCACTCCTCATCATTCGGGACGTTTTGTCCCTGCTTCGGACGGAGCAAGTGCGGCACGGCTCGCGGGTGTAAGACACCGTAGGCGCTTCTGAGGATGTGCATTCCGAAATACTCGTCAGCAGGAATGCCCTCTGCTGCCGCGCGCGTGGCAAGGTCTGCCGCCTCAGGAATCGGCAGCTTTGCGGAGACGATCTGGTCGTCGCTCATGCCGCCACCCGGCGCGGGACGTTTCGGCCTGAGTCGTCACTGACTCCGATCAAGTCGGCAGGCAAAGTACCTACAGCACCGAGCAAGAACTGCTCAGTAATGCGGGCCATCGCGGCAGAATCGCTCTCAATGCCCTGCACAACCTTGAAATGCTGGAGGGCTTCATATGCACGATCACGTAGACGTGTTTTTACTTCGTTGCGAAATTCAGCTCGCTTTTTCATGCGGCCACCTCGTTTGCGCCGTCGGCAGCCTGACGGATATACGTCCAATCGACCTCACCATTGAGGTCTTCGCATCGGACCTTGCCGTCCGTCAAACGCTCGATAGCCGGGCAATGCTTCGCGGGCACCTTTCGATCCTCATCCGTCCATTGCTCGACGGCGGATTTTGATACGCCGAGCGCCCGACCTAGAGCGGCCTTAGAGCCAACAATCGAAGCAGCTACATCAATGGGATGTTCTTTCATGGCCTTAGCTCAAAAGTACGTTTTGCCTGAGTATAGAAAATCTGGAATCAGAGGTCAAGAAACTATTGCCCCAGTAGGTATAGGTGTTCTTTACCATCGGGGAATGGAACTGAAGCAGTGGGTGCGCGACGCGCGTACAAAAAGTGGCATGACGCAAACGCAGATGGGAGACGCCCTCGGCGTGTCGAAGGCCAACATCTCAGCGTGGGAAAACGGTCACCACGAGCCAAGCTGGTCGCAAATGCTGAAGATCAGATCAATGACAGGGATGCCGCTACCAATTGATGATGGCGCCCCTGACACTGACGGCGAGAGCATGCCCCCTGACTTTGCGATGCTACGTCGGCTCGATGTCAAGGCATCCGCAGGTAATGGCAATTTGGTCTTTTACGAGACCGAAAAAGGGCGGCTCGCTTTCCGGCGTGACTTCTTGAAGCAAAGCGGTGTCAGCGAGCGAGAAGCCGTTGTCATTTACGCGGACGGTCTAAGCATGGAGCCGCGCATCCCAGACGGCGCAGTCCTACTCGTGGATACGAGCCGCAAGGATTTGGCGAATAACGAAGTTCACGTGATCCGACTGGAACACGAAATTCTTGTCAAACGCCTACGAAAAGAAATTGGTGGTGGCATCTGGATCGTATCGGATAACCCCGACAAGGCGAAATACCCGGACATCCTCGTCACACCTGACAAAGAAGACCTGATCAACATCATCGGACGCGTTTTTTGGATGGGGGCACGCCTATGAAAAGAACAGTTTTCGTGGCCCTTGGATGCATCTTCCTCGGAGGGTGTGTCACTTGGGGGCAAATGGATAAAGGGCTTGATGCCTTGGGAGGAAAACCGGTGGATACCGCAATAGGTGTCTTAGGAATGCCATCCGGCGAGCAACGGATTGCAGGGCATCATTACATTCAGTGGGGTCGCTCAAGCTCTGGATTTATGCCGATGACATCGCCTTCTCAGACTTATGGGAACTTCAACATTGGGAATTCTTACGGCAACTATTCATCCACCACATACAACACCAGCTACATCCCTATCAACCTGAATTGCACGATTACGCTTGAGCTCGATAGCTTGGCCATCGTCAGACGTGGAGCCTACAACGGGAATCTTGGTGGCTGTAGGCCGTACATCCAGAGCCTGAACAAATATAGAGAACAGATCGGCGCACAATAGCCCGAAAGCGACGCCAACAAGTCCCGCGCAATGCGGGATTTTTTTCGTCCGCACGAAGCATAGAAGACAACGGGAAATCACTAGGTAAAGAAAATCACGACTCAACGTCAATTTTTCCTTGACCTTAAAGGCCAGCTTTTCTATACTTGCCTCATGCTCACGAAACGACATGAGGCCAGCCATGCAAACCATCAGCAGCACCCTTGATCTCGACAGCGTCGTACTGAGCGCTGGCGCACATGAAGCCGACAGCGGCCAACACTGCCTGCTCGAAGTCGTGAGCCTATTCGCTGGCGAGTCCTTCGGTGACTCTCCAGCGTGCGTCGATCCGGTTCTGGCAGCGTTCGGCCGCGCTTGGAACGACGGCATGCGCACGGACGAGGAACGCGCCCAACTCAAGCAGTACATCCCGCTGCTCGTAGGCACTGCTGGCTCGAAAGAACTCTCTGAGAAGCGCTCGTGGATGGCCTTCGATTGGCTCGTGCGCGTGCACTGCGCTGCATGGCTCGCTCTCACGCCTGCACTGAAGGTGCACGCCGACATTCTCGTCTCGCTTCCCGAAATCACGTGCCGGGCTGAACTCGATATTGCATTGCCAAAAATTAATGAGGCACGGGCCGCCGCAGGGGACGCCGCAGGGGGCGCCGCATGGGCCGCCGCAGGGGGCGCCGCAGGGGCCGCCCTCGAACCCACCGTAAAAACTCTTCAGGTCAGCGCGCACGAGTTGTTCGCTCGCATGATCGCCGTGAAGTGAGGTAACTGAAATGGCACAAATTGATGCAGTAGAGCGCGACACCAATCGCCACCTGGCGAACCTGTCGCACGAAGAAATGCGGCGTGCGTTCGTCGCAGAACAAGCCGAGCGCCGCGCTCAAATGATCGAGGCGAATCTGACCATCGAGCGCGTGATGCAGGCTCTTCCGGGCATTGTGGAGCGCTCTGAGGCTGTGCTGATCGTCGCTGCGTTCCGTGGTGGCCCGGCGAGCATTCTTCGCCTCGGCCCGATCCTGCCGAACATGCTTCGCCGCGCTTGGTACGAAATGGCTGAGCTTGAGGTGGAAAAGGCGCTTGAGGGCTGCACGATGGATCGTATCGAGCCTATCGAGATTGCTGCGGCTCATGCGTTTCACCGCTCGCGTCTTGTTGCGGAGGCTAATCATGGCTGATACCAAGACCGTGACGTTTGAAGCGATTCGTGCAGCAGGTGGGATCGTCCACAGCGACGGAAACATCTTCTTCACCAACGCTGAGCAGTTTCGTGCTGCCGCTGCGTCGGTCATCACGCCAGCCGCACAGAGCGCAGGGCAAGAGGCGGTGGCGTGGATGAATCCGGACGAACACGATGCGGGCGACGCGTTCATCTGGAACAAGGCCGACCATCTGCCGAGCTATTCCGTGCCCGTGTATCGACACGCCGCGCCCGTGAATGGCGGCGAGCAATCCAACGCCATCAACGCGGAACTGCTGGAAGCGCTGGACAAACTCACGGATGTCTACGCCGCGATGCGAGTGGAACTTGTTAAGCAGTATCCACAGGACGGCTGGTCTGTTGAAACGATGACGCTCGACGCCGCGCGCGCCGCCCTCTCCAAAGCACGAGGTGAACAGGTATGCGAGATCAAAAAGACGCCCGTGGTCGGCGATGAAGTCTATGACATTCACGGTCGGGCAGCGGTCTACGTGGCCGTTACGGGGAATGGCTACATCGTCGAACCCATCTTCGAGCACGAGGATTGCGAGCCGAGTTATGGAAAGCCTGAGACGTGGCGCGAAGTATTCTCTACGCCCCCCGTGGAGAAACTGCATGCGGAAGTCGCTGAACTGGAGCGGCAAGCAAATGCACAGCGCGCGGAAATGGCAGAGCTTCGCCAAGAACGCGACCAAATGGATCGCGGCTTCGCTGCTCGAAAGGCCGAACGCATGCAGTTCGACCAACTGAAGACACTAGACGATTTCATCGCCGGAAAGATCACGCATTTTTTCGTGGTTGAAGGCTACGGTGAACGCATGTCGATTCAGACATTTGACGACTTCATGAAAGAAACGTCAGAACGCTACGGTCGAAAGCTACGGCTGCTGTCCCTTTACGGCGAATCGAACGGCGAACTTTCGTGGCATGTAGACCGATATTCAGACGGTTCCGGTGGCAGCCATGGCCGTTGCTTCCCTTCGCTGTCATTTGAAGAGGCAGTAACGCACGCCGCCAAATGGCTCGACAGCCGCTATATCGAATGCCGCAAACAAGAACGTAAACATAGCGCTAGCTCGCTTGCTGCCGAGGCTGCGAAGTTCCATCTGCCGGTACCGGATGACATCGCTGAATGGGCAAAACAGCAAGACGAGAGTACCAACAAGCTAATGCTTGAGGAAGCTCGCCAGAAACTCGCCAAAGCGAAAGCACTCGTCGAAGAACTCGAATTCGGAGGTGCCGCATGAACCTCCTTCGCCGCCTCGACCAAGAGCAATGCCTTCGCTGCGGGAAAGCGGGCCATAGCTCGGAGGATTGCCCGAACGGCATGCCTCGGATTCTCGTGAGCTTCTTCGCTCTGATCCTTCGCACGACAGCAATTCTGGCGATCTTCTTCTTTCTCGTCGGCACGCTCGATTACTGCGCCGAGACATATGCAAACGATGTTCCTACCTACGGGAGGCCCGCATGGAACAAGAACTGAGTTGGGATGAGTACGTGGCCACGATGCGGCGTCTCGGCTTCGTGCTTAACGGTGGCTGGCATGACGGTTGGCCGACCTTTTCGCGGATTCATTGAGATAAATCATGGGAATGCTTAAACCCGCCACCAACAAACACGCCTTCGCCAAGGTTGGCATCTATGGCCCGGCTGGCTCTGGAAAGACGCGCACGGCTGCTGAAATTGCTGTTGGTCTTCACCAATTCGCGAAGTGCGACAAACCGGTCGGCATGTTTGACACTGAACCGGCAGCCTCCTACATCAAACCGATTTTTGATGCTGCTGGCATTGAGTTCTTGGTGTACGACGAAAGCCGCGCGTTGAAAGACCTGATGGCCTTCATGGATGAGGCAGAACAGGAATGCAGCATCGTCATTGTCGACTCGATCACGCACGTCTGGCGCGACGCCCAAGAATCGTATCTGGCAAAGATCAATGAGGGTCTGAAGAAGAAAGGGCGTCGCCCGATCTATGGCCTGGAATTCCATCATTGGCGTCCGATTAAGGCCGCTTGGGGGGATTTCACAGACCGTTTCCTGTCGTCAAAACTGCACATGATCATTTGCGGTCGTGCTGGTGCGATCTACACGTACCAAGAGAACCAAGAGACCGGCAAGAAGGAGTTGATCACGGATGGTTCGCGTATGGCGACAGAGAAGGAACTGGGCTACGAGCCTAGCCTGCTCATCGAAATGCAGCGCAAGCGTGAAGACGGGCGCACGATCAATCGCGCCCTAATCGAGAAAGATCGTTCTGACCGCATCAACGGCCACGAATTGGACTTTCCCACATTCGACTCTTTCAAGCCGCACTTTGCCTTCCTTAATCTCGGTGGTCAGCACTTCGAGAGCATGGAGCGACGCGATAGCAAGGACTTATATACCGAGGAAGGCTCTGATTCGTGGTCTTTCGAGCAACGCCAACGCACCATCTACAGCGAAGAAATTGCCGAATTGCTCAAGAAGCACTTCCCGTCACAAGGCGCAGAGGACAAGCAAAAGCGCGCTGAATGGCTGGAACGAATCTTCGAGACCCGCAGTTGGACGAAGGTCGAGAACACTCCTAGCGATGCTCTCAAGGAAGGATTGGAGCAGCTTCGTATCTGCCTTGAACCGCCCAGCCCACTTCCTGATGAAGGACCGGACGAAACCCTTTCCGTTGACGCCGCGTAACGCCTTCGAGGCTCCCGGCTGGCCGTATCTCACCCAATGGGGAGAACAGCCGGACTTATATAGGAGAGATTCATGAGCTACATGGACCCACGCCCCGAAGGGCTGAATACCCAGCCAGCGCCGCCTTCAGTGGTGGAGACGCTGACGCGCCGCACCGAGGCCGAGTACCTCACGCATGACCTCTTCATGGGCGAGGAGGCCGACATCAAGTGCCGCACCGTGAAGCTCGTCACGGCTCGCAAACCTCACGCATGCTGGCTTGGTCAGGCCCTCGGCGCAAAGCCGCACGAGATAGCCGTCGGCGAACTGCACCGGTACGAAAAGGCGTTGGTAGACGGCGACTACTGGGGCAGCTATCGCTGCTGCCTTCGGTGCATGGATGCCGAAATCGACGATGTCCAAGGCACGTCCAACGGAGACGACAAATGACCGTCTGTACGCCGATTCAACGCGTAATCGCTGCCGGTCAAGTCGATGTGAACACGCCATCCGAGTTCGAAGGGTGGTGGAGCGACGGCTATTGGATCCGAGTCGCCCAGGATGAGGACTACACCAACGACTGGTACATCACCGTCAAGCATCCGGACGGTGGGTATCTGTACGACGGCTGGTGGAGCGATAGCGGGCACCGGACCGTCGACGAGGCGGTCGCTGAAGCATTTCGCGGCGCCGAACTTCTGGTCGGTGGCGCCAAACAGGAGAACCAGAATGCATGATCTCAAGACCGTGACGTTGGCCGACGCCATCATCAAGCAGATCGCGGACCCGATGTACAAAAACTGGACGATTCCGGATGCTGTGCGCGACGCGATCAAGCGCGTTTGCGAGGACACGCCAGCCGCACAGAGCGCAGGGCAAGAGGCGGTGGCGGAAGTGCGGTCGAAGCACGGTGACCCGGAAGTGTTCGGTGAGCGCGAACTGGTCACGCTCACCGACATTCAGAAACTGCCCTATGGCACGAAGTTCTACGCCGCGCCCGTGAATGGCGGCGAGCGCGAGACCGGCTATCAACCGTATTCCGCGCACGACTTCACGAACTTGGTAGCTGAGAATTCCAGTCTGCGGCTAGACGTTCAGCGCCTCGAAAAGCAGGTGCTTCAGTTGAACGAGGAATTGCACACGGCTGACTTAGTGCGCGCCGCAGATGCGCCGCAGGTGGGAAATTTGCGCGACGACCAAGTGGAATGGGTCGTCAACGATATCGCCGAGCTTGGCGTGAAGATCGGGCAGCAATTTTTCTGGCTATACAAAGGCAGGAGCCTCGTCTACGAAGAAGCCAAGCACGATGACGGTTCGCCGATGCATTGGCGCCATGTCTTCAAGCGCGAGTTCGGCGAATGCGCTCATCCGATCAATCGCATGAACCCGGAAATGATCGGGACTGTTTCTCTTGACGATAGCGAAGACTGGCGACCTCTCCCCGATGCCCTCACGTCTCCCGCGAAGGAGCAAAAATAATGAGCGAAGTGACAATCACGGTTTCCGGCAGGGTCGGCAGCGGTAAGTCGGCGTTGCTGGGTGAAATCGAAATCCTGATGAAAGCGCTTGGCTTGCCGGTGCGATATCAGGATGCTGCGGCCGCCAAGTCCGAGAAGAACATGACGCACGCCGATTGGACGGACTCGCTTGAAATGTACAAGCCGTCAGTCATTCTGGTGGAGCAGGGGCCGTCTCCCGCAAAGGTGGGCGGTGATGAGCATGAAGCGCTTGAATGGCCTGCTCTCCCACGGTTCCCGACGCCTACCATCCGGCACGCCAATGGCAGTGGGTATTTCACCGAGCACCAGATGCGGGGCTACGCAAATGCATACGGCGAGGCGGTACGCGCCGCGCTGTCGGCGGATGGCGGGGATGGTGAACGGCTGTCGCAGATTGCGTGGCTGATCGCCAGCATCTTCGTGCACGGAGGCTTCAAGGCAGAAACTCACAACGAGCGCGAGTTGGAACGCCTGTTACGCGAGAACGGAACGTTCTTCGATTCCATCGAGGAATATGACGCCGCCATTGCCGGCAAGGCGAAGGGGGCGTGATGCGAAACTGGCTCAAGTGGATAGTTGCACGTCAGGAGATGGCGGCACTCGAACGCTATCGAGCGGCAGTGCAATGCGCGGACAGATGGCTTGCCGAGTTCCCCGATGCGGTCGATGCCCTATCGCACGTGAAAGCGTGGGGCGAAGGGAACGGCGGCGACACCGGATACGAACACAGCATCGAGAAGGTTCGCGAGCGTATGCGACGCCGGTTCGATAGCTTCAATCCCAAGGCTCACGGATTACCGCCCTACCCGACCGGTGATGTTGCAGGGCCGTGCGTATGCGGTTCATGGCCCGGCAGCGAATGCCTCAAATGCCCGGTGATACCGGCGAAGGGGGAGTGATGACTGACCGCGAACTGTTGGAACTGGCAGCACGGGCCAATTGGGCACGCGAGGTAGCAGACGATGAAATCGGCCTGCGATACAGCGAAGCCGATGATGGGATGCTCTATCTGCATGCCGACAACCAAGACCATAACGGATGCGACCGGGAATTTCGGTGGAATCCGTTGGCCGAGAATCACGACGCGTTCGCGCTCGCTGTGAAACTTCGGTTGGAAGTGGAATTTTTCGATGGGGACGGCGACATGTGGGTCAACGTCACCGGGTCGAAAAGCTACCGTGATTTGGCGCAAGAGAGCGTTTCAGACGATGCCGACTGGGAGCGCGCGGCACGCCGCGCCATTGTTACTGCTGCCGCCTCGCAGGCAGCGGAGGAGCGGAAATCGTGAAGCTGACGAAAGCTCAACGCGAGCAACTGCGCATGAAGTACGACGGCCGGTGCGCCTATTGCGGATGCGACCTTCCCGAGCGTTGGCACGCCGACCACTTCGAGCCGTGCATTCGCGACCTGAAGCGCGTGGACACTCCCAACGGCGGCGTGCGTCTCGCGACAACTACACCGCTCAGACCAGAGCGCGATGTCATCGAGAACATGATGCCTGCCTGCCCGCCGTGCAACATCAGCAAGGCGTCAATGTCGCTCGCATCCTGGCGAAATTGGCTCGCCGGGCACGTCAGCTCGCTGAACAGCTACCACCCGATCTACCGGCTGGCGAAGCAGTACGGACTCATTCAGGAGACCGGCGCGGCCGTCGTGTTTCACTTCGAGCGCGTATTACAGGAGCGGAAATCGTGATCTTCGTCATCGGCTTCGCTCTAGCCATCGTCTTCGGGACGATAGCAAAGGCAATTCAACCCGCGTTCTATGAAGAACCGGACGTACCCGATTTCGTGTGCGTGGCGCTGTTTCTCATCGGGATCATCATGATGCTGGTATCCCTCTGCATGCTGGCGTGGAGGTATCTGCCATGAGACAGAACGAGATCATTCTGGGCGACTGCCGACGCATCGTTATCTCGTGCTTCGACAAGACGGGGAACATGGTCAAGCCGTGGGCGGACGCCGGATACCTCTGCTACTGCGTCGATATCCAGCACCAAGCAGGCAAACGGCATGACGGAAATATCGTCTGGGTGGGTGCTGACATGCTCGACTGGATGCCGCCACGAGGTGATATTGCTGCCGCATTCTTCTTTCCGCCTTGTACCGACGTGGCGGTGTCTGGCGCGCGCTGGTTCAAAGACAAAGGCATCGGCTCTCTCATCATGGCGCTACGTCTGTTCGAGGCATCCGTGAAACTGGCCGAATGGTCCGGCGCACCGTACCTGATCGAGAACCCGGTGAGCACGGTGAGTTCGTACTGGCGAAAACCGGACTACACCTTTCACCCCTACGAGTTTTCCGACCTGTGCGCGGATGACAACTACACGAAGAAGACTTGCCTGTGGACCGGCGGTGGCTTCGTCATGCCGTCGGCACAGCGCGATTTCCTCTTGGGGACGCCGGATGATCGAATCCACAAAGCTCCCCCCGGCCAAGACCGAGCCGATTTCCGTAGCGCGACGCCGATGGGATTCGCACGCGCGGTCTTCTACGCGAACCACAAGCCACAAGCAATCGAGAAGGCAGCATGACCACCCACCTGGCCACGGCCGAAGCACTGGAAGAGATTCTGCGGGTTACGTCCCGCGCACGGGAGATACGATGATGAGCGCCCAACACAGCAACAAACCTGAACGCATGCTCAAGCTGAAAGACGTGATCGATCAGGTGGGTTACGGCAAGACCGCGATCTATAAGCGCGTGAAGGATGGCACGTTCCCCGCGCCCGTGAACGTCGGGTACGCGAGCCGTTGGCTTGAGTCCGAAATTCAGCAGTGGATCGCCAAGCAGGTCGCGGCGGCGCGCGGCGGTTCGGTGGAGGATGCCGATTCAGGTACGGTGCAAGCCGCGCATTGA